ATTGAATCTAACGAAGCTATAAATTTAAGAAATCAAGAACTATATTTAAAAGATCCTTATGCTACTGGCATATCAACAAATCCAGATATTTTACCAACCCGACATTTAATAAATGAAGCAGCTCAAACTCCAGATATAGATTATCTTACATTTAGGCCTCTAACAATATTAGAAAAAGAAGGTGGCATTAACATGAAAAAGAATCATGCGCACTATCATCAAATAGCTAAAGAAACCGAAAGGGTACTTAAAGAGTTAGATGTGCCTAAAGATTCGCTTGAATACAAGAAAACTACAAGGGAGTTTTTAAATAAAGAAACAAATAAAATGGAAGAAGTTTTAGTTCCAGAATTAATTAGAATTGATTTAGAGCCTATCAGACAAGCAATAAAAGAAGGTAAAACAATTAATGCATTTAAAGATGGGGGATCAGCTAATATAGATAGATTATTAAATAATTTATGACATTACAAAGCTTATCAGATGCCGAGCTTAGAGAGGCGCTGCTACTAAAAGAACGTTTAGAAGTTCTTAAAAATCAAGAAACCTGCCAAGAAGGTTTTATGGATTTTATCGAGCACATATGGCCTGAATTTATCTGCGGTCGACATCATAAAATTTTTGCTCAGAAGCTAGAAGATATAGCTACTGGCAAAATTAACCGTTTAATTGTTAACATGCCACCAAGACACACTAAGTCTGAATTTGCTTCTACTTACTTTCCTGCTTGGGTTATGGGTAAATACCCTAATAAAAAAATTATGCAAACAACCCATACTGGAGAACTTGCTGTTAGGTTTGGTCGTAAAGTTAGAAACTTAATGGATACTGAAGAATATTCGGCCATCTTTCCTCAAGTAAATTTATCGGCAGATTCCAAGTCTGCTGGTCGTTGGGAAACAAATAAAGGTGGTGAGTATTTCGCTGCGGGTGTAGGGGGAGCTATTACAGGTCGAGGTGCAGACTTACTTATAATAGATGACCCACATTCAGAACAAGATGCTTTGAGCTTAACGGCTATGGAGAGTGCTTGGGAATGGTACACATCTGGACCACGACAACGTTTACAACCTAAAGGAGCAATAGTTTTAGTTATGACTAGATGGAGTCAGGTAGATCTAACTCAAAAATTATTAGACGCTCAAAAAGAACCTTTAGCAGATCAATGGGAAGTGATAGAGTTTCCAGCTATTTTTCCTGATACCGAAAAACCGTTATGGCCTGAGTTTTGGCCTATTGATGAATTGCTTAAAGTTAAAGCTTCTCTACCTAATATTAAATGGAATGCTCAATGGATGCAGACACCAACGGCTGAAGAAGGGTCAATTATTAAGCGTGAATGGTGGAATGAATGGAAACATGAGTCACTTCCTAATGTACAATATATTATTCAGTCATATGATACAGCGTTCAGTAAGAAACAGACTGCTGACTATAGCGCTATTAGCACTTGGGGTGTTTTTAGACCTTCAGAGGATGCCCCTGATTCGATTATTCTTTTGGACTGCCAGAAGGGTAGGTGGGATTTTCCAGATTTGAAAAAAACAGCTATGGATGAATACAAATATTGGGAACCAGATATGGTGTTAATAGAAGCTAAAGCATCAGGAACTCCACTCACACACGAGCTTAGAAGGCTTGGGATTCCTGTCGTCAATTACACCCCATCAAGAGGACAAGACAAACATTCTCGTATGCATTCAGTTGCCCCTATTTTTGAGTCAGGTTTGGTATGGGCACCACAAAAAGCTTTTGCTGATGATATGATTGAAGAATGTGCGTCATTTCCTTTCGCAGCCAACGATGATTTATGTGATACAATGACTCAAGCTTTGATGCGTTTCCGTGAAGGTGGATTAGTTTCTTTAGGAGATGATTATGAAGAGGAAGACAAAGCTCCTATAAAGAGGGTATATTATTAGTATGATTCAGTTCTATATGACAGAATACGAAAAAGACGGTAAAAAGGTAGATGGCCCTTTGATTATGGCTCCGAATGCAGAGGTTGCAAGTATTCAGGCAAAAGATTTAAAATTACAATTAGTTGGCGAAATGTTCCCTTTAATGGATATTGCTAGCTACAAAGAAAGGCAGATACATTAATGGCAATAGAAAGAAAAGGCGAATTACCAAAAGCAGAAACACCAACTGAAGAAGAATTTATCGAACAAGTAACAATATCTCAACCAGAAGAAGAGGTTGGTTTTGTTATGATGGAAGATGGAAGCGCAATTCCTGAAAGTCAGTTAGATGTTCCTCAAGAAGTTTCCTTTTATGACAACTTAGCCGAAAGTATGGAAGAGGATGAGCTTAATAAAATATCTAATGATCTTATGGCTGGAGTAGAGAAAGACAAATCTTCTAGATCCGATTGGGAAAAAACTTATACAGATGGACTTAAATATCTTGGTATGAAGTTTGACGAAGATAGATCAGAACCTTTTGAGGGTGCTTCAGGTGTTATTCACCCATTACTAGGAGAAGCAGTTACTTCTTTTCAGGCACAAGCCTATAAAGAGTTATTGCCAGCAGGCGGCCCTGTAAAAACACAAGTGTTAGGTAATTATGACTCTGATGTTGAATTACAAGCACAAAGAGTTAAAGAATTTATGAATTATCAAATCGTTCATAAAATGGAAGAGTATGACCAAGAACTAGATCAATTGTTATTTTACCTACCTTTAGCGGGTTCAGCATTTAAAAAGGTTTATTATGATGAAGCTTTGGGTCGTGCTGTATCAAAGTTTGTTGCTCCTGAAGATTTAATTGTTCCTTATTACACAACGGACTTAGAATCATGTTCTCGAATAACAAATGTAGTTAAGATGTCAGAAAATGATGTTAAAAAATTACAAGCAACAGGTTTTTATAGAAAGGTAGAAGTTAAGTTGGGAGAAGACAATCAATATGGTGAAGTAGACGAAGAAATAGAAAAGTTAACAGGAATGCAACAAAGCTACGATGATGGTGAAGTTGCAATTCTATACGAAATTCACGCAAATTTGGATATACCAGGTTTTGAAGATATGGGTAAAGATGGTGAACCTACAGGAGTTAAGCTTCCTTACATCATTACTATTGACTCTAATTCAAATGAAGTGTTATCAATCAGAAGAAATTTTAATGAGGATGATCCTCTAAAGAATAAAGTAGAATACTTTGTTCATTTTAAGTTTTTACCAGGACTAGGATTTTACGGTTTTGGTTTAACTCATATGATAGGTGGCCTGTCAAAGGCATCCACGTCCATTATGAGGCAATTGATTGATGCAGGTACCCTTGCAAACCTACCTGCTGGGTTTAAGACAAGAGGTATTAGGATAAGGGATGAAGATACACCCTTACAGCCTGGAGAATTCAGAGATGTGGATGCCCCTGGTGGGTCTTTAAGAGAGTCGATACAACCGCTTCCTTTTAAAGAACCTAGCGGAACTTTATTAAATTTACTTGGAATTTTAGTTGATTCTGGTAAAACCTTTGCCTCTATTGCAGAAATTAATACAGGCCAAGGTAATCCACAAGCTCCAGTTGGAACAACTATGGCATTATTAGAAAGGTCAACAAAAGTATTATCTGCCATTCATAAAAGATTACATAATGCTCAACGCAAAGAATTTAAACTTCTATCAAAAGTTTTCCAAGAGTATTTGCCTAATGAATTTCCATACATGACACCAGAAGGCAATCAAGAAGTAGGAGCTCAAGACTTTAACGACAGAGTTGATATAGTTCCAGTTTCAAATCCAGACATATTTAGCACATCACAAAGAATAGCTATGGCTCAAGAAATGATGCAATTAGTTAACTCAAACCCAGAAATACATGGGGGAGACGGTATATACGAATCTTACCGTAGAATGTATGCTGCTATTGGTGTAGATAACCCTGATCAACTATTGGTGCCACCACCAAATAGTGATCCATTACCTGTTGAAGCTGGTATGGAAAACAATATGTTATTAATGGGTCAACCTGCACAAGCTTTTCCAGAACAAAATCATGATGCACATATAGCTATTCATATGA